GATATTAAGCAAACATAGATATTACATCCAGTTAGACATTAGTGTGTGTGTCACACATGTTATGTCTTATAGTGGTTTGGTATTTCTATTTTCGGCTTTGTTAATTCCCGCGGAAATTTAATCTCAAATAATGATATAATTTGTTTACAATGATGACGGTAGAAGACTGGGCGCGATTAATACTTACAATTCTTTCAATACTTGGTATTGTCGGTGGAGGAATTCGTTGGCTCGTAAAGCATTATTTAAACGAACTTAAGCCGAATTCTGGATCCAGTTTAAAAGACTCCGTTAATCGCTTAGAGGAAAAGACTGACAAATTATTTGACCTTTTGCTTGAACATCTTAAAGATCATTCTAAAAAATAATTTACTATATATTATATATAAAAGATATTTTAAATACTTTACTTGCTAGTTATTCTTTTTCTTTATATTTTTAAGTATACACTATCAACACCCTGGATTTTACAGTTTATATAGCAGCCAACATAACTATTTGATAACAATTATTTTTATTGTCTGGTTTATAACGTTTTGTTACAATTTATACTGTTTATAACGTTTTGTTATAATATGTCCTATTTGTACTAATATAATGTTATAATCTTTAGTGCTGGCACCTAGATTCTAACCCCCACCCCACTGCGTCTAGGTGTCCAGTTTTATTTAATGGTATAATCAATTATCATGTGTGCTCCTACAGTAGAAAAATATGGCGCCTCGCCAGCAAATATCCAATGGACAGTAGTCCGTGGAGACACAGCAACCCTGCTTGTACAGTTTTTAGAGGATGATGAAATAACCCCTTTTGACTGCGACGACTGGACCTTTAGAGCAACTGCCTACGATCCAATGGGAAATGTATTAGATAACTTAACTGTAACCGTTGATGATAATGAGGCAACAATTACTGCTCCCGCATCAGTCACAGAGGACTGGGGAACGGGATACAATCAAGTAGCAGCAGAGTTAAGATTTGACCTTGAAGTAATCATAGAGGGTGGAAGTGGACCAAATGCAGACACAGTTTGGACTCCAGTTATAGGAACCATATGTGTTTTAAGTGATATGACACCAGGTTTATAATGCCAATAGTAAAAGTTTCAAACCCTACACCGCTTCTTCCGCCAGTAATAAAAATTGGCAAAAAAATATTTAAAACTAAAATAAAGTAGTTAGGATAAGTCATGGCTAAAAGCATGGACTTTCCTAAAAAGAAAAAATATTTAGAAACTATCCAAGAAGTCAAAACTACAGAATATATTGCCGTACCTGGAATTACTGGAGAAAAAGGTGATGTAGGACCAGCAGGTCCACAAGGAGAACGCGGACCAAAGGGCGATAAAGGCGATAAAGGTGATATTGGTAGACAGGGTCCACAGGGAGAGCGTGGAGAGCCAGGAAGGGCAGGGGATGGATACGATAGCCCATCTGGTCAGTATCCTGGTTGGGGATATTATGCAAACCAAAGTACTCAGGCCTATAGGCTAGGTCCAGAAAGAGGAGAAGATGGTTGGGTAAGTTTTTTTCTAGATATAGACGAATCAAAAACCATTCAAACTTATTTACCAAATAAATCTGTTTCTCTATTAAGCGCAACAGCAAACAATATAAATTTAAAAACCTTAAAGGTTGGGGCTAAGGTAGATATTAGATATGATTTTTCTTTAGAAACCTATACTCCAAATACAGAGGTTTGGATCAGAACTCTTTTACGAGATGAGGATCTTTCTCCAACTGGATACGTTGGTTTAGTCAAGTATCAATACTCATATGATATCTCATATTGTCAAACCATATTTATTAATAGCGATAAAATTAAAAACTATGGGGGAATACCTCAAATCAGAACCGACAATGAAAGTTCTTTTATTTTAAAAGGCATCTATGTGTCAGTGTCTTAGTGGTATAATTAAGCAGGAGGACTAATGGCATTTCCAGGCACATATAATTTTAATTACTACCGTGGTGATAGGTATGAATTTGTAATCCGTCCAAAAACTGCAAACGGTGACGCTTTTGACTTAACAGGATACAGCGCAAACTTTTTTGTTGCTAGTGCAAGAGGAGAAGGTAAAACTCAGTACGAAATGCAGGCTGTTGTTGATGGTTCTGCAGACACAGTAACCTGCACAATTTTGCCAGGGGCTGGCGAAGAACTTGTTGCTGGAACATACGTATATGATGTTCAAATAGATTCTGGGGCTACATTAGTTTATACACTTTTAACTGGATCAATAACAGTAACAGATGACATCACTGGAGCAGATGATTCATAATGGTTGACGTATTACTTAATACCGATGATGTTGTTGTTATAGGACCACCAGAGTCAATTGATTTATTGGTTGACATTGGACCACAAGGAGTTCGTGGTAGCAAATTTATTGTTGGTTCTGGAGAACCGAATGCATTAACAGCAAGTGGTGTTTTATTTGGAAATACTTTAATTTTAAATGATATGTATATTAATACTGCCCCAGGAGAAAATTATGGATATATGTATCAATATATTTCTCAGGCTGGTGCAAATACTTGGGTTCAGGTTTTAAAGGTAAGCCCAGCAATTTACTCTTCTGTAGAGACAATTGCCTTTACATCTGGCGCAGGATCAATAACTATTCCGATATCAAATATAGTAACAGTTAGTGGCTCACCACTTACCGCTTCAAACTTTAATGTTCAATTCCAAATTGAAGGAGCAAACCCAATTGCTTCATCTATGGAGATTCCTGCTTTAGCAGGGGCTGGAACAAATTTAGTAATTAATTTTGATGCAGTTCAATATAGTGGCGGTACTTGGTCAAATCTTACTGGAAGTAAGACAGTCCATCTATTTATCTCTATAGTTTAACAAAAATGGTATAATCTTTACAGAGGTGACCACATGGCTGTAGAAAACATAGGAAGTTTAGTACCAACCAAAATTCCAGCATTAGTTGATGATGCTAATATTCAAGATGCACTAAAAGCGTATCATTATGGCTCCTATGATTTTGATACCGCAGAAACAGATCCAGAAGAACTTTTAAATCCATCTATCGCTTACACAATTAATAATTTACAAGATCAGATAGATGATCAAGTTGCATTAGAGTTAGCAGCAAGGGATAGTTCAAGAGTGACTACAACTGCTCCTACTGCAGCAGCATTTGCAGCATTTTCTAATACAATACCAGATGGATATATTTGGGTAGACAAAGACGCAGCAGCCCCAGTAGGATATTTATCAGCAACATCTATTTACACAGCAACACAGCCAACTACTGGATTAGCAAATGGAGTTATTTGGATTAAAAAAGGATCAAGTCCATTAGAGATGTATGTTTATAATGGCGATACTAGTGCTTTTAATCAGGTGATTTAATGCCAACATCATTTAATACAGACGGAAAACCAGGTTTTATTTATAATGCAGCAGATGACGTGTGGTATGAACTATCTGGCAAAACAGATACATCTGGAACCTTTGAGTGGGCTGGTCTACAAACTTATTTATCTGCTGTAACAATGCTTGAATCCCTTGTTGCAAAAAAAGGTATAAATAATTATCTTAATCCAGCAGCAAGAGATGCTTCAATTACTTCACCAACTGCTGGATCAATATGTTTAATAAGACAGAATGCTGGCGGAGATACAATACATCAACTTCAATTTTATAATGGATCTAGTTGGGTTGCTTTTATTCCAGAACAAACAGGAAATGCTGGAAAAGTCTTACAAACAGATGGTATAATAACATCATGGCAAAACCCAGAAGGTGGCGTCGTAACATCACTAATGCTAATGGGAGGATAAAAAATGGCAACAACCTATAAAGTTCTAGGGCAGTTAGCCCCAACCGCAGGAACATTGTCAACACTTTATACTGTTCCAAGCGCAACTTCAACTGTAGGGTCTACAATTACTGTAGCAAATTTAGGACCAACATCAACAACTTATCGTATTGCAATCCAGCCAGATGGCGAAGCGATTGCATTAAAACACTACATTGCATATGATGTAACAATTCCAACTTTAGACACAATGTCAATTACTCTTGGTCTAACTCTTAGCGCTACTGATGTAGTTAGTGTTGAGTCTTACAGTGGTTTAGTATCATTTAATCTATTCGGAAGCGAGATTGCATAATGGCCCAAGGATTTTTAGCACAAGGTAGTACCCCAGTAACAAGCGTTGCACGTCCAACCGAGCCAAATATTGGTACAGCAACAACCTCTGGAGCAACAACTGACGTTGTTGTTACTTTTACGCCAGTACCAGTAGGTGCTGCAGCAACTTCATATATAGTCGTTGGAGTCCCAGCATCAACTGGTGCAGTATCAACAACAACTACTACGACTGCAAGTCCAGTAACAGTTACAGGACAAAGCGCAGCAACAACTTATTCTTACACAGTACGGCCACAAAATGCACAGGGTCTTGGATCTCGTGCAAGTTCAGCAACAACATCTGGAACAATCCCAACAATTTATTCTCTTCAATCAACAATTAACTCATCTACAACATTTACTATGCCTGCTGGAAAAACATTAATCTCCGCTGTTGTTCGTGGTGGTGGCGGTAATGGTCAAGCAGGTGGTCCACACAACAATAACTATGGAGGTGTTGGAGGAGCGGGTGGAGGAACAGTAGTTTTCACTGGATATCAACTTGCTGCTGGATCAACTGCTACAATAACAGTCGGAGCAGCACAAGGAATATCAAAGATAACTGTTGGTGGAACGGATATTGCAACAGCAAATGGAGCAAGCACAACAACTCCTGGAAACGCATCAAGTAACGTTGCTGAAGCAGTAACTATAACTGGTGGAGAAGAAGGCGGAGTTAATACTGGCGGAACTGCTGGATCAGTTTCTAATTTTAGTGTTACAGGATTCCTTTCTTCAGTACAAGGCTCAGGCGGTGGCGGTGGCGGTGCTAATGGAGCGCAATGGTGGGCAGGACAGGCTAACTCTTCTGGAAATGGAGGAGCAGGCGCACTTGTAGGTGGCGGAGCAGGCGGTAAAGGCGGTTACCAGGCTCCTAGTCCACAAGGTGCAACACCACCCGTAGCAGGAGTTGCTGGAACTACTGGAGGCGGTGGAGGCGGTGGTGGAGGAGGCGCAAACGATAGCGCTAACACTAACCCTATATTTGGTGGCGCTGGTGGTGGTGCAGGCGGACCTGGACAAATTTTAATTTATACAGCCTAAAATTTTAATTTATACAGCCTAAATGGTATAATTTATATAACATATAATAACGGGGTAATAAAAATGTTTAAAGATATAAAATTTACACATATGCTAGGTCATAATAATTTGTATCCTCCAAAACCTGCTTATAAAGAAATACCAAACTGGTATCAAAAAACAGAATCATATGTTTCTGGAAAAAAAGAACTTCCTAATGCAAACATAAATGAAACTATAAAAAAATGTGTTCCTGTGTTTGATGCTATAACTGCTGGATATATTTTATTTACTCCAACAGACCTTGAAGTTACTAATAAAAACGGAATGCCATATTATCAATGGCCAGACACAAAAATAATTGAATTTCATCCATCACAGCAAGCACCCCTTCATCCATTAGCAAATGATCTGCCATATCCAAAATGGATTAATCCATGGATAATTGAAACTCCAAAAGGATATTCAACGCTTTTTATACAACCATTTCATAGAAATTCTATTTTTACAGTTATGCCAGCCATAGTAGATACAGACTCCTATACTGGATTAATAAATTTTCCTTTTGTATTAAATGATGCTAAATGGGAAGGAATGATTCCTGCAGGCACCCCAATGATACAGGCAATACCATTTAAAAGAAATAAATTTAAAATGAAAATGGGCTTAGAAAAAGAAATTAAAAAAAGCCTGTATCATGGTGTATACTTAAGGTCGTTGTGGAGAAATAAATACAAGACTTTATTTTGGGAAAGAAAGGAGTATAGATGATGAAAACATTCGCAGTTCTTGAAGATAACGTAGTTATCAATCTAATTGTTGCAGACTCAATAGAAGATGCTGAGACTACAACAGAAAAAACTTGTGTAGAGTATTTGATTCCAGAAATTGGTTTTTCCTATGTTGAAGAAAAGTTTGTACGTCCATAAATTTATTGGTTGGTTTATTTTTTAAATAAAAATATAAAATAGGGGCGGGGAGTAAATTTTATGAATGAAGGCGAACTAATAACCATTGGTTGGTGTGATAATGGCACAACTGAGGGTAAATTTACAGAAGGTCTAATGGCAATTGCTCTATCAGGAGCATCCACTGGGTTTCCCTTATCTGGTTCTGTTCGTGTTAGCGGTAATCAAATAGCAAGACAAAGACAGTCCCTGCTAGACTATTGGTATGATGTTTTAAAAACTGATTGGTTGTTTTGGGTTGATTCTGACATTGTTTTAACATTAGACATTTGGCATAAAATTTGTAGCACAGCAGATAAAGAAACACACCCCATGGTAAGTGGTGTTTATTTTATTGCAAAAGAAGACGATGGGTCTTTGCCAGTAACAATGCCATGCATTTTTGACGATATAGACGATTTCTCTGTACTGTATCATCACCCATTACTAGTAGAGCAAGTTATTAAGGTTGATTGTGCTGGTATGGGCTTAACAGTAATGCATCGTGATGTAGTAACTAAACTACGTAAAGAGTATGGGAAAGAAAATTCATTTTTTGCTGAAAACAATATGGTTGGTGATAAGTTTATAGGTGAAGATATTGCTTTCTTTAGAAAATGTAAAAATATTGATATTCCTTTATATGCCCATACTGGAGCCATTGCTAAACATCTTAAACGAGTTGCTTGGGATTTAGATTATTATAAACTATATTGGAATCAAGAAAAACATCAAGAAAAAATAAAAAATACCCCACCAAACTAATGATGGGGTATCTTTACTTTAATTTTTATTGCTTACATGGATATTTGTTGTACCATTCCTGATACCTTTTTCCATTTACGGAACTCCATGCAGACCAGTCTTTTCCACCCTTAGTCATGTGAAGAGCAATCTGAGCATTAACTACTGGGTTTAATAACTCAGCATTTGAGTCTAACTCAAACTTCTCTCTACGATCTGACCCTAATTCTCCAAGCATATTTATTTGAAATACACCGTAAGAACTATCTCCAGTTTTTACGTTACCGTTGAAAGCAAGAGGACGACCATTAGACTCTGCCTTTGCAATAGCACAAGCAGACCTCAAAGTCTTTCCTTCAAAACCTACATGACGTAACATATCCACCAGTTGCTCATCAGTTAAATTATGAGCATTTTCATACTTTTCTAATTTTTTCTCTTTAGAAACCAAAAAGGCCACCTTTTGGGTGGCAGACTTAACGGACTCTTTAATTAGTAAGTTGTTTTCATTTGTTGCATTTGCAGCCCCTGAAAAAACAGTACCACAAATAACCAACGACAATACCCCTAGCCAAACATTTGCTTCTCTCATTGTAAAATACCTCCTAGAGAACAAATGCTACCAAGTAGGTAGCATGTATTAATTATAACATGAATTTGCCAATAGAGTCAAGTTTGGGTAATAAAATATAAAAATATTTTAAATATTATGTTAGTTAATGGTATAATGATATAACTATGGCCGCTTTATATAGAAATACCGATGAATCTGCAATGTCGCCTCAGCCAACGGCTCCTGCAACATATAATCTTGGCAATATCCCACCACTTGTAAATTGGACGGTAGTTGTAGGAGATAGTGCTTCTTTTAGAATTTATGTAGAAGATGATCTTGGAAATGAATTAGATTATACAAATGATGAAAGTGGAGATATTACTGGGTGGGATATAAAGGCAGATTTTAGAAGGTATTCAGACAATGTCGGAACTGACTTAGTATTTAGTGTAACTCCATATGCAACAGAGTTTGATGATCCAGGAGAATTCACAGTAACCATATCACCAGAACAATCTAAACAACTAAAAACTGGCGACGTATTTGATGTTCAACTATCTGACGCTACTCGTGTTTGGACGGTATGTCAAGGCGAAATGATCATGATAGGCGAAGTTACAGATCAGAGTTAATAAATGGCTACCACAAGAATTAGCAATATATCAAACCCAGTTTCCATTCAAGACATAAAACCAACAAAAACCCTATCTAACATAAAACCCTTTAACTCAACAGCATCTAATGTTGCTTTAGGTACAGTTCTTGCTATTGCTACATTAACCAATACCGTCGCAGTTTCTGACTTAAAACCAATACCGTCAAATTTTCAAAAAGTAGACTATGCAAAAGTTATTACGCCATCATCAGTTTTACCTTTTAGACTTACAATTACAAACGTTGGTATTGAAGGATACGATCCAGCAAATCCTCCTGGAATCGGTATTCAGATAATTGGTTTTTCTAACTATATACTTTAACATAATGATATAATAGCCACATGGCAAAGATATCAACCACCAACGTAAAGGCTCTGTTTCAAACAGGCGATAGACCAACACAAGAAAACTATATAGATTTAATTGATAGTACTTCTGCTAGGTCTACCGATCTTGGATCAGACGGCAATAACGAGTTAACAATTAATGGAATTGAAAGTTCCACAGTGTTTGATAATTTTGCAGCAAGTGAGTTTAGATCAATGAAATATATGATCTCACTCAAGCATGTAGCAGGCGGTGCAAACAAATACGCTGTTACAGAATTAACAATATTGAATGATGGATCAGATGTATCTGTTAGTCAATATGGCACTATTGAAAATGATGGGAATATTGGCACCATCTCTGTTTCAAAGGCTGGAGACACAGTTTCATTAACTGTGGTTCCTGTGGGGGGAAGTACACCTATAACTCTACGCTATTTGCGTATGGGATTAAAGGCCTAACCAAGGAGATAAAAGATGGCAACCGTAACAAAAGATTTTAGAGTAAAGTCGGGACTGATAGTTGAGGGATCAACTGCGACCGTTAATGGAAAGAACATAATCACAGCAGGTGTTGTAGATGCCAAGGGTGATTTAATTGTAGGTAGTGCAGATGACGCAGTAACACGTCTTGCTGCTGGCACAAATGGATATATCCTCACAGCAAATTCTGGAGCAACAAATGGAATTGAGTGGGCAGCACCAGTAGCAGTTGGTGTATTTGATACACAAATTACTTTTGAGGGTGCAACAGCAGATGACTATGAGACAACCCTTACAGTTGTAGATCCAACAGCAGATCGTACAATTACACTTCCTAACGTAACAGGTACCGTAGTTACATCTGGTGATACTGGTACAGTTACAGCAACAATGCTTGCTTCAGATTCAGTAACTACCGTAAAAATTACAGATGCAAACGTAACTGCAGCAAAACTTGCTACAGATTCTGTAGAGACAGCGAAGATTAAAGATGCAAATGTAACTGCTGCTAAACTTGCTGCAGATTCTGTAGAGACAGCAAAGATTGTTGACTCAAATGTTACAGCAGCAAAATTGGCTGCAGACTCAGTTACAACAGCAAAGATTCTTGATGCTAACGTAACAGATGCAAAACTTGCTTCAAACTCAGTTACAAACGCTAAGATTGCAGACTCAGCAGTTGATACAGCAGAGATTGCTAATAGCGCAGTAACAGCATCAAAACTTGCTACAGATTCTGTAGAGACAGCGAAGATTAAAGATTCAAATGTAACTGCTGTTAAACTTGCTACAGACTCTGTAGAGACAGCAAAGATTAAAGATCTTAACGTAACAGAAGCAAAAATTGCAGAAGGTGCAGTAACTTCAGCAAAGATTGCTAACGATACAATTGTAGATGCAGACATTAATTCTGCTGCTGCAATCGCTCAGTCTAAGATTGCAAATCTTACAACAGATCTTGCTGCTAAGTTAGCACTTGCTGGTGGCACAATGACTGGTGCAATTGCAATGGGTACAAACAAGATCACAGGTCTTGGTACACCAACTGATGGAACAGATGCAGCAACAAAGAATTATGTAGACTCAGCAGCACAGGGTATTGATTGGAAAGCATCAGTACGTGCAGCAACAACTGCAGCAGTAACACTCGCATCTGATCTAGA